TATATTTTTAAAGTCCATTTGTCATCTACAAAATCGCTAGTAGTATCAAGACTACCACCATAGTTTTCATAGATATATTCTAGTAACCATGGAGCATCCGGCTCTTGCATGATGTCATCTTCGTTTAGTTTTTCGATGATTATCTCATCTGTTAATAATTCTGCCATATTTATTTATTTAAGTAATTTTTCTTTGCATATTCGTGTAAGAAGTTTAATCTAGCCAAACCTGACCAGATCAGTGCTCTTGACCACGTTGTAAATCTTTGAGTAACTAGTTCAGTACCGTTAAGCATAACCCATCTTACTTCACGCTGATACTTAGGGTTTAGCTGCCATATTCTATCGCTGCTATCACATCTACGTACATAACCTGATTTGTAGGTTGCTAACATTTGTCCTGTTGGTAATTTAAATTGACGTGTACCGTTTTTCCATTGTCTTTTCGTAGTAACTTCTACGATACCGTCTTCATGAAGCATAGCGCGTGCGTATGCATTTTCAAGTCGTAATTGTTCTTGTCTCCATCTAGTCATTGTCTGTTGATTTTAAAAATTCATTTCCATACATAATATCTGCACCGCTAACATCATAGCTGTGTTTGTCAGTAAACATTAATATGCTTCTAATAGTATCTAGTTGTAAGTCATACCAGCCATCTGAAGCCATAAGTATATACTTAAGTCTTTTAGCTGAATTAAACTTGTGCGCAGCCTGTCTAATCTTTATTTGATAATGAGGCTTGAGTTGTTTCCAAGTGTTTTTCATAGTTTTAATTTTATTATATTATCATTTAGTGTTAATATTATATTTGTAAACATGACATTTTGTCATATAGTTGCGGGAGTAGGAGTCGAACCTACGACCTCGAGGTTATGAGCCTCGCGAGCTACCACTGCTCTATCCCGCTATTTCAAGGGTTGCACCATGCATAGTGCCCAAGCTTTCTGGGGTTTGCCGTCTCACATAATACACTTCCGTACGCACGCCGGGCGATCAACTCTTCGGCACCACATAATGTTTTTGACGTTGAGCTTACCGTCCTTCTTGTTTTAACCCATAATATTTTACCCGGCTGTCACTACGACTGGCTTTGTACAACTGATACCTCAAGGAAGCCGAGGCGTCGATTTACTGTTAAGCCGGGTTATGTAATCTATTGATACCTAAAAACTTAGTTATCCTCTTGCCAATTTAATGGTAGTGCTCCAACTAAGTTACGGTTAGCTATTCAGTTACGTGTAAATATCACCTATGGTCACAAGTGACAAAGTGTATTTACCTATTAACCTACTCGTCTAACTATCTATCAATGATTACAAGTGCCATTCTTTTAATAATTTAATGGCTGATGCTTTTATATCTCTGAACATAGTTTCATCAAGTGGATCTGTCCACGTTATTATTCTGTCTAATGCTCTTTCTAATTCAGTACAAAGATATGCTGATTCTCTATCAACTATTTCTTCTTTTAGTTGCTCGTAAGCTTTTTTACTGTCCATATTATTTAATTATTTTCTTATTTCTTGTTAACATCCACTCTATATTTGCAGGATTATGACCTAAGTCACATAGATATTCTTCTATCTTCTCGCTGTCACGAGTAAATACATCATATCTATACACATAACCTATTTCAAAGTCAAGTACAAATACATAGCTTCTTTTATATTTTAGTTTATTTTCCATATATTATTCTTTCTAAGTCGTCTTTTTTATAATTTCTTTTAGTTGGGTAATTCATATACCTCGTTTCTATGTCTCTAGCTTTTAATATATCTTCATTCCATGTTCTCTGATCTATTTTGTAGAACGTATAGAATACACCACAAAAGAAACAGATACCACATATTATTGTAAGATATAGTAATCTTTCTAATTTATTTACTTGCGTCTCCATGCTTTGTGTACTGCTGCAGACAACTCTTGTGACACAACTTGTACTTCAAGTACTTGTTTATTAGCTATAATTGGTATATAGCTTACTTTTTTAGTTGTGCTACAATCAACACACGTATTATAGCCTAGTGCTACTCGAGCTGGTGGTATAATAGTATTTGGTTTACATTTACAGTACATTTTTATTATATTATCAATTACTTATATTATTTTGTTTGTAAATACTTTAAATATTCTATGTATTCTTGTGCAGTTACATACTCATCTATCTCATCTAGATAAACCATATTGTCTATTTCTTTCATAATTTAAAAGTTTTTAAGTCATATTTTTCGTTATTTCCACGCCATATTTTATTGTATGACGCCTTATATTGTTTAGGAAACGATTTTTTTTGACTATGCTTTACATATCTATATTCTCTATCTGTCAAACCAGAGCAGCTCCCGTTGATTCTTAGAAGCTCTCTGTGTTGATGGTTGCGAGCTTTTCTTTTATTTGAAACATACTCGCATAATTCTTTCATATTAGTAACTACCATTTTAGTGGTGCTTCTATAAATGTTAAACCTTTGTAGTTAAACCAGTTTGATTTACCATATTTATATTGCTCGTTACCATCTTCATCAAAACCAGTAAGTTTTTTGAAGAAGCCAAATGATGGAGGTAGATCACCAACGTTGTAACCTTTGTACTCCATACCGTTTAAGAATATTGTATTCTTACCTTTAAATTTAATTGTGTTCATAATTTTTTATTATATTATCAATTAGTTGTTGTATTTTATTTGTAATAATTAGAATTAAATCTTTTATAATAGTTATATTCAATCATTTCTAATTGTTCTTTGTTTAATTTAAAGAGTTCAACTCTTTTATCTTTTCTTGCTTTTGCAAATCTGTATAAATCTCTTTTCATATTTTATTTTTATTAGCGTGCCATTTAGCTATATTTTGTCGCCATTGCCACTCGCGTTTGCGATAGTTAATATCTGTGCACCACTTAATCCAGCCACGACTTGTATCATTTGCGCCATATTTAGCTTCAAAGTCTTGTGCTTGTTTTAGTTTTGCAGCGATTTTATCTGCAGGATAATCAGTGAATGTCATATTATTTAGTATTAGTAGTTTTATAAAAGTTAATTCTCGTCTGTACATCTTCACGTGACATTTCGCCACTCATTTGTTTTAGTATGTAGCTAGACATATCTATTTTTTTTCCGTTAGGACAAGTTAATATAAATTGCATAATTATTAGATTTTATTACCAACCACCGAAAGTGATAGTTGGAGAGTTAAACATTAAGTGATATGAAATCATTAGTATTCCAGATATTGCAAGAGTTGCTAATGAATATAATAGTGTGTTGATTGCGTAGTGTTGAAATTTTCTTTTCATAATTTAGTTAAATTTGTTGTATTCCTGTAAAACTATTTGTCTTTGTTCTCTTGTTAGTAAGAATGGAGACTTGTTAAATAGTCTTTGAGAAATGATTATTAATTGAGTTTGATTGTATAACATAGTTAAATATTTTAATTAGATGTCACGAGTGGAATCGAACCACTATTAACCATTGTGACAATTAAGAGTGATTGTTTACTTTACTTCAACAACATTTCTCACTTTTACAGGTACATTAGTTGAACTAGTGTATGATTTGTACTTTAACCAGCAAGGTAATTTTGTAAGTGTATCTTTCATAATTTCAAATACTTTATCATGATTATAAGTACATGATTTACCATTTTTGAAAGTAACATTAATAGTTTGATTTTTACCTACTAGTGATTGTCTAAGAACAAATCTTTTTGAATTTAATTGAGTCATAATTTTAATTTTAAGTTATTATTAAGTTATTTAAGTTTATTATATTATCATTTAATGATAGTATTTTATTTGTAATTAAGAGTGTATAATTGTTTATTAGTTAAATGTGTCAAGATGTCATTGCACAAAGTGTCATAGTATGTCATAATGTCATTATTAAATATAGTCATTTAACTTTGTTTATTATTATTCTTTTTACATTTAAATTATCAAAGTATAAGAATATTAAGTTTGTAAAATTAGTTTATTAGTTATATATAAAATAAATATAATAGTAGGCGCAGAGGCAAAAACGTAAAACATTTTGCATTGTCTATAAAAAACGTGGGGGCCCCGGGTAAATCTAAATCATTTTGTAACGTATTGATTATCAAGCAGTTAGGGGTAGAACGCAAAGACTCGCTATTTGTAACAAGCTTCTAAATATCTCTCGCCCCTTATGATATTATACTACGTATAATATCTAGATAGGAGTAATATATTATATATTATATTATATAATAGAAGTATATATTACACAGCAATTTTTAAATTTACCCAAATAAATGTAAATTTTTTTATTTATATGTAAGTATACTTAATGTACACTTCACACAAAAAACAATATTATGAACGGAGCATTTACCCCAAAACTTATCAAAAACTTAAAGAGCGCTATGAAAGCTAAACACGCTGGATCAGCACTTAGAAAATTAGAAAAAGATACAGCTGTAGTTGGAAATAACCGCGTGGACAACGTATTAATGAAAAATGGTGACAAGGAAAAGCCAGAAGGAGTTTTTCAAGAAGCATTTAAAGCTCCTGTTATAACAAAAGAATATCCAACAATAACCGCACCAGACAGTAGTAGGATTAAAGCAGCTTATAAATATTTACTAAAACCAGATTTGGAAAGACAACAAATTTTAGATGATAGCAATTCATCAGCTAGTGTTGATGAAGCAGATAGTTTCAGGGTAAATCAATTAAGAAATTTCTCTAAAACATATGGTCTTGACGCTGTAAAAGGTGTTGGGAATACTAAAAATTAAAACATGGCAATAATATATTCATATCCTCAAGCTACGGTAAAACCTAGTGACCGTATACTCGCGTCTGATACTACGCAAACAGGTAATCCTACAATAAACATTACTGTTGGAGGTATTGCAAATTATATTCTTACACTACTTGGTTTTGGATCAGGAACTCCTGGTTACATGCCGGTGTGGGTAACAGATCAACAGCTAGGTAATTCATACATAAGACAAATAACTTCACCAACAGGAGTTGGTACAACAATACATACAGTAAAAGCTACGTTTGAATCTAATGTAGGTGTATTAGGTGATACAGGACTAGAAGGAAACCTTAACGTTGGTGGAGCAGTTCCAACAACAGCTGAGTTTTTAGCTGATGTAACAACTGAGGTTCGTGGTGACGCTAACTTTTACAAAAGAGTTAACGTAGGAACAATAGGTACGTTAAATGCTAATCCTTTTCAAATATACAATACAACGCAGTTTTACGGAGATATAAGAGATACAGGTGGTAACATTGGTACGAATACACAGGTATTATCTTCCCTTGGTGCAGGATCTGGAGTTGAGTGGGTAGACCAACTACCATCAGGCCTAAACTTCAAAGGAACATGGGACGCATTTAACAATGTTCCAGTTTTAGCCTCTGGTGTAGGCGTACAAGGTGACTACTACATCGTTAGTGCAGATGGTACAACTAACTTAGATGGTTTTAATTCTTGGGAAATAGGTGATTGGTGTGTATTTAATGGAACTGTATGGCAAGAAATAGACAACCAAAATATATTCTCTGGTACAGGTACAGCAAACACTATGACTAAATGGACAGGTACAACTTCATTAGGAGATTCTCAAACAACTGATAATGGTACTGATATAGTGATGAGCGCGGCTGGTTTATTATCTCTTGGAGGTGCTGCAGCTGTTGGAATAGATATTGGTAATAGTCAAGTAAGTACTATAGAATTTACAAACACAGGAAATATAAATATAAATGCTACAGTAGGTACTGTTAGATTTAATAACTCAGAAGTAAGTTTTTCACCTGGAGTAGCTGTTATGGATGCAGCTGCAAACCCTGGAGCCGCGGGTCAAGTATTATCTTCAACTGGAACTCAAGTACAGTGGATAGATGTATCGGCTGGAGCAGGTGCAATAAGCGGTAGCGGAACAGTTGATACAGTAGTTAGATGGACACCATCGGGTGTAGAGCTAGGTGATAGTTCTATAAGAGATGATTTAAGTGCTTTGTTACTTACACCTGCTGTTAAAACAACTGTAGATTGTCCAACTATCGAGCTTCTTCCAACAGTAGCTGCTACTATAGGTACAGCGGGTGTTACTACTACTTTTGATGGAGTAAACGATTTTCAAAATGACGCTAAATTTGCTGCTAAAATAATAGATAATTTTGGATCTTCAGGAACAAGTGGTCAAGTATTAGCTAGTACAATTACAGCAACACAATGGGTAAGTCCTTTACTTAACACATCTGGAGCAAGACAAGTAAGTGTATCAGTTGATTTTAATGAATTAGGTAATTTAGCAACAACACCTAAACAACTTATAGCGTCTCCAGGAGTAGGTAAAGCAATAGAAGTATTAAGCGTAGCATTTAAGTATACATTTAATACAACTGTATATGACTTTACAAGTTATTTAGTAGTTTGTGCTGATGGTTTTGTAGGTAGTGTACAAGCTATACAATCAGGAATTAAAGAGACCTATATGAACGCAGCAAGTGATATACTTCTAGGTAATCAAAATGCTACAGCTGCTTTCGGATTTGGCGCACAGGAATTAGTAGAAAATACAGCAATAATACTTGGAACACCAGGTATTGATCCAACTCAAGGAGATGGAGATTTAAGACTAAACATAATATATAGAATTTTAAACGTCAGTAATATGACGGTAGACATAACATAAAAAAAATTAAAATGGCAATTATACCAGCATCAAGAGGGGTTGTATTTTACGACCCAACACACAGGCTTTATCAAACATCGTATCAGGCAAATGCTAACTTGACTGATTTTTCGTATACGATGCAAGACATTATAGACACAGTTACGAATTCAGTAGTTGAAAATACATCAGCAGTAGCAAATTACATAATTCCTGTAAACAGAAATTCTGAAGCTTCGCGTGCATTATCAGAAACTGTTAAAGAGGGTGAAGTAGTATTAATATTTCCTGTAACTGCATTTAGTTCAAACAATTCATCATACTACAATTTCACAGCATTTGCAAATATTCAAGATCCAATAATTCCAGGTCTAGGTCTTACTGTAAAGCATCCACCTATTATTATTAATAAAACAAATTATTCGTTAACTGATTTATTTGGAAATGTTGGAGCTTCGTGGGGAAGCAAAGACCCAATCTCTATAGATACACAGGCTGCATCCACCACTACTGGTGCTGCATTTGACATGGGATCTTTTCAAAGTGGAATTATGTTAAAAGGATTATGGGAGGTAACAGTATCTGTAGATATAGCAGTATTTACAGGAAATTTATATGATGATGCTACTAGCACGCCAGCACCTATGAATGTTATGGTAACGCTTGGTGGTGGACAAGATGACGACAATTATTTACTTACAAATGATTATCCAGAACACCCAGGCAACCCAACTAATGATATGACTTCAGAAGAAAGCGTAGTAGACGCTTATACTTTTACTTCTGATTATGCTTTCAGAACTATGAGTTACGGCGGTAATCTACAACCAACATGGGGTAAAGGAGATTTCTTTATTAGAACATTCCAAAAAACTTTTTTAAGAAATAACTGGAGTGCGCCATGGTGGAGCTTATTTGTTTACGCTAGAGGTGGTGCTTTAAATCCATCTGAAGGATTTAGCACAAAGACTGTATATCTAGGAATGGAAGGAATACACGCGTCTAATAGAATAAGTAACGCAAGTACAGGTACAACTGATATAGTTCGCGTAAATGGTGTAACTGGTTCTACATACTATTATAATGGAGTTAGTAATAGAGTTCAAGGTAGTCAAATGGATTTTATACATGGCGGCGCGGATGGACCTGGATGGGTTGTATGGAAATGGTTAGGAGCAACTCCACCACCAGCTACTTATTACTATGACGGCGATGGTATTGGTTTAGGTAATTTATAAAAAAAAACAATGATACGATTTATATTAAATTTAATTAAAAAAATGTTTAGAAAAAAAATTAAAAAACCTGTTTACTATCACGAAAATGAATTTATAGTTGGTTACACCAATTTAAAAAATGATTAATAAAGTTGTTTACAGTCACTGGTCAAAGCCAGCAAAAGACGATTGTGTAGGATTTAATACTAAAGAAGCATTTGCAAATAGCGCTAAGCTTTCTGCTTTAATGAGTAAAAGGTGGGCAGATGAAGTAGAGTTAGTAACAGATAAAAAAGGTTATGATCTTTTAGTAAAAGATTTAAAAATACCATTTGATAATGTTAAAGTAGAACTAGATACTCTAAACAAAATAGATAGAAAGTTTTGGGCCATAGGTAAACTGCATGCTTGTTTATTGCAAGACAAACCTTTTATGCATTTAGATATGGATGCTTTTTGGTTTAAAAAACCTCCTGCTCATATTTTAAAAGCTAAAGCGTGTTTTCAAAACTGGGAAACAGACGAGTATAGTCATCAATATTATAGAAGGTTAATAGAAAACTGTCATGCCACGCCAGAGCTAAAAATGCATAAATATGTAGATTTTTCTAAAGTAAAATTAAATGCTGTGTGTTGTGGTTTTATGGGTTACAATGATTTAACACATATACCTGAATGGTACGATTTAGCTTTAGACTATATTAATACTGCTGGTAAAATTGCAGATTCTATGAATGTTCCTTCAATAATGTTTGAACAATATTTTATTAGCAATTTATTGTTACACTATAAAGTACCAATAACAACACTTGGTAAACAATGGGTGGATGAAAGAGATGCTGAAGCATACGGATACACTCATTTAATATCACAGTCAAAAAGAAAAAAAGAAATAGAAATAAAAGTAAAAAACAGATTAAAAAAAGAATTAAAAAATGGCATTAATTCCACTAACATATAAATTAGATTGGTATGACCCATCGCAACCTGGAGGAATAATATCTACTGTCAATAACAACGCTAATACAGCAACCTCATTTGATACTCAATACACGATGCAGGACATTATTGATACAGTTACTGGATCAGGAGGTGTAGTTACAGGGAGTGGAACAACAAATAGCCTTACTAAATGGAAAGCGCCTGTAGGAAGTGGTGAAATAGAGGATTCTAGTATGGTTGAAGAATCTGGTGAAATAATTTGTCAGGCAGATTTTAGAGTTGATGGGAATAATTTTGATGTAGAAAGCACAAAGCTTAACATGACACAAGGTGGTATTTATTTATTAGGCTCAATTGATACATCAACAGGTATATCATTTACTCACCCAGCCGGTGGTGCATCTGCCGATGTTTATATGCATTTTGCTGGTGCTGTACAAGGATCAAGATTTGTTATATCAAGACAAGCAACAGGTGGCGCTGAAATAGAATTAGAATCAGATGGTGACATTAATTTAAATAGAACCGGTAATGGTGGTGTTTTAATTGGTGGATTAGGAAACTATGCTGATGACGCAGCTGCAGCAGCAGGTGGCGTACCAATTAACGGATTATATAGAAACGGAAACGTTATACAAATAAGAATAATTTAACAAAATAATTAAAAAATAAAAAAATGGCATTAATACCTACAACTTATAAACTTTCATGGTATGACCCATCTAAACCAGGTGGAGTTATACACACTCAAAATGACAATGTTAACATAACTACATCTGCCGCTACTCAATATACAATGCAAGACGTTATTGATACTGTAATTGCAGGTGGATCAACTCCAGGAATTAACGATAGACTAGCAGTGTATCAAGAAACATCACCTGGTCAATTTACACTAGCACCCTCTGCGGCTTCAGTTACTTATCCATCTGTAGCAGGAGCAAACTATATGATATTAAGAGATGCCTATAGTATGGTTTTATCAAGAGAACCAGGAGCAGCTGGTGGTGATCCAGAATATATAATTGTAGACGAAAACTTTGGATACAGAGTTTCTTTTGGATATGATGATGATGGCGGTAATTTTGGTTATTTGTATAACTGGAATGATGGAGACTGGAAAATAGGAAGCACAATTCAAAACCCAACGCTTACAATTAAATCATCTGTAGTAAACGGAGGTATTGAAATTGATGGAGGTATTTTATTTAACCAAAATTTAGCAGCTTATGCGGATGACGCAGCCGCTGGTGCAGCGGGTGTTGCAACTGGAACATTATACCAAACAGACGGGTCAGACCCCTCTCTTCCTGTTGCTGGTGTAGTAATGATTAAACAATAAGTAAAATAACACTTTAACAAGTGATTATATAAATATACCTGCTCGGTGAGAGCAATACCAATTATTAATTAAAACCAAAACCAATGACGTTTTATTATTCGACTAGAACGTGGAATAGTCAACCACAAATATCCGAAGACCAAATTAAACTTTGGAAACATCTTTCAGAAAAGAAAAACTGGAGGATAACACAATTACCTAACGGTTTCTTTCAAACGGAATATAAAGACATAGATTGTCCTTGTAATCCAGAAGAAGATCATTGCTGTGAAAAATGGCATGACGTTACAAGAAGAGAAACTATTGAAGGAGCAGAAGCTGCTATTGATGGATCAGTAGAGCACTATGCTAAAAAAGTAGACTTTTTAAAAGGACCCAAGGTAGTTAAAACCTTTAAATAATATCTAAACCACAATAAAATTTAATTAAATAATATGACAGATAAACTTGTTAAAAATCTTAACTTTGGTCAAGAGGCTCAAGGTAAGATATTAAATGGAATAGATAAACTCACAAAAGCTGTTAGCTCCACTCTTGGGGCTAACGGTAAGTGTGTTATCTTAGAAGACAATTTAGGTAAACCCACCATAACAAAAGATGGTATTACAGTAGCAGAAAGTATCACACTACTTGATCCTGTTGAAAACATGGGTGCAGCTTTAATTAAAGAAGCGGCTCGTAAAACAGTAAAAGAAGCGGGTGATGGTACTACAACTGCAACAATACTAGCTCATTCAATTTTACAACTAGCTAAAAAGCAAGATGATAACAATGTAAGATGGCTAAAAGAAGGTATTGACTCAGCTGTAAACAAAACAATAAAATACTTAGATAAAATAAGTATACCTGTTGTAGATGATATGGTAGAACAAGTAGCAACAATATCAGCTAATAATGATAATGAATTAGGTAAAAAAATTGCTGAAGCATTTTTATCAGTAGGAAAAACCGGTGTTGTGGCTATGGAAGAATCTGATACAGATCAGACGTATATAGAAATAGTAGATGGTATACAATATGAAAAAGGTTTAAAGAACATGAGTTTTGTTACCGATAAAGCAGGTAAAAAAGCAGAGCTTATAAAACCTTTGGTGTTAATTGTAGAATCTGAAATAGAAAATATACGTAAAATACAAGCTGTATTAGAACATGTTATAAAAACTAATAGACCTTTATTGGTTATAGCTGACGCAGACACTAAAGTTCTTGCTGCTTTAGCTATGAATAAAATAAAAGGTAATATAAAAATAAATATAGTTGATGCTCCAAATTTTGGTGTTACTAAAAAACAAGTGCTAAATGATATTGCTTTAATGACTGGAGCTACAGTTATTAATGAACATTTAGGTGATGATTTAGATTTAATACAACCAGAACATTTAGGTGAATGTATAAAATCAGTAACAACAGAATATGAAACCATTATACAGGTAGCAGGTGTTTCACCAGAAGTAGAAAATGTTATTGAGCAGGTGAAAAAAGATATAGCTAATGAAACAAAACCTGGCCCTATAACAAGACTTGAAAAAAGATTAGCATTACTATCTGCTAAAATAGCCAACGTAAAAGTTGGTGCTAATTCTGACGTAGAATTAAAAGAAAAAAAAGATAGAGTAGAAGATGCTGTTTGTGCTACAAAAGCCGCGATAAAAGAAGGTATAGTTCCAGGTGGAGGTATAGCTCTACTTAACGCGTCAACAAAAATTAAAGCTGCTAACAAAGCAGAACAAGTTTTATTTGATGCTATTAAATCTCCTTTTAATATTATACTTAGCAATGCTGGTATAAAAAATGATACACCCATAGTTAAAGAAAACATGGGTATTGATGTGGTTACAGGAAATATGGTAAACATGATTGATAGTGGTATTATTGACCCACTATTGGTTACAAAGAGCGCCCTAAAAAATGCGGCTTCTGTAGCTACAACTATTTTATCAACTGATTGTGTAATAAATAATATTAGAATACATGAAGGCGATAGGAGATAATTTAATTATAACACCTATGCAACAAGGTGTAGAAAAAACAAAAGGTGGTTTGCTTTTAACTCACAGCCAAAGAGAAGACATTAGATTTGAAAAAGCTAAAGTATTAACTCAAGGTGAAGATGTTAAAGGTATAAATGAAGGCGATGAAATTTATTTTGATAGTAGAGCAGGCCACAAAATAGAAATAAATAAAGATACATATCACGTTATTAAGTTAAGAGACGTGGTCGTTGTTTTATGAAAAAGCTAAATGCAAGTGATATTAAAGATCTACACTTGTTGAAACATTACCGTATAATACGCAAATGGGCTTGTAAAAACAACGGCTTAACTGATGCTGAACTAGAGTTGATAATATATTTAGACTGTATAGGTTTATTTACAAAAAATGATTTTGAAATAGGTACATATTCATATAGTTGGAACAATAGACGTTGGAACAAGTTGATACAAAATGGTTGGATAATTGTTTGGCGTAATAGAAACAGAACAACACAAAAATATAATATATATAAAATTTCATTTAAAGGTAAACAATTAATAAGTAGAATATATAGAATAATGACTGGTGAAGAGGATATACCTACAAGCGTTAAAAGAAACGTTATAATGAAAGGTGATACGTATATGAATAAGGTTTTACAAACCTCAATAGATAATGTTAACAAAGACAAATCAAGATGGCAGACGAAATAATAGACAAATCTAATGTTACTGCTCCAGTAAGTTACAAAGCAAACAACATTCAATTTAGCTCGGATGATGCTATAGCTAATGCTGAAGAAAGAAAGCGCAAGTCTACTGGTTTAAGTAAATTAGAGAAAAAATTAGGTGAATTAAAACCTGGTAGCCCTGAGTACGTTAAGCTAGACGCTAAAATAAAAAAGAAAAATTATAGACGTGAAGCTAGAGCTATTAAAAAGAATATTAGAAAGTTTGGTGCCGATGCTGATTTTAGTAACATGTCTACAGAATTTCAAAACCAGTTAGCAGCTGGTGGATCTGTAGGAGATGTAGCTCGTAGAGTAAATAAAAGATTAGAAAAATTTTTAGGTAGAAATACTATTGGTGATCAAATAAGAGGTAATGATGTAAATAGAAAAAATATACTTGAAAAAGGTTTAAAAGATAGAGATCTCAAGATTGCTGAAGCAAAGAAAAAGAGAGAAGAAGAAAATCAGTTAATTAAAAACAAAACTAATAATGAAAATAATATTTTACCAGCGGTAAGTAATTATTTTAATTTTAATAGAGATGGTAATTTTTCTTCAGGTTTAAATAATAGAACTTTTAATCTTAATAGTAACTTTGGTATAAACTATAATGATCGTGGTTTACTTGGTGGTTTTAGTATTAGTGATTATTTAAATAAAGATTATGGATTTACTAATACATTTACTTCACCACCACAAGATCCTGATGGAATAGAAAAAAAAGGTAGGCCTTTTATAGCCGCTGCTAATTCAATAACAGGCGGTCAACCTATTAGTAAAATGTTAAAAAATTTTAGATAATGCCTTATCAAGATTGGTATACACAAGCAACAAATGCGGCGGTAACTATGAATATGCCTCCAGCTTTAGTTCCACCAACTCAAAGTTTTGTAGCACCACCTAGACAACCATTAGTACCTGTTAATGCTAGGCCAATAAGTAATGCTATTAAAGAAAACGAAATACGAGCAAGAGAAAGAGCGGCTTCAGTCACACAAGAAGACAGGTCAACATATGCTGGTAGTAATTTAAGATCAGCAGGAAGATTTGAAAGGCAAACAGCAATGGTTAATCCTTTTGCAGCTAATTCAATGATATTAGGTGACACTGATACTGGTATGATTACAGAAGCGGCAGACACCACAAGAAAAAAACCTGTTTATACAGATAAGTTTGAATTTAGAACTCAAGCAGATATGGCTGCTGATCAATATAATTCAGATATAGGTATGAACAATATGAACAGTTTATACGAAGACACATATTTATTATAAATTTAAAAATAACTTATGGCAACAAATAAAACACAAGTAGGACAACAATGGATATGGGAAGGACCTCTAGATCCAGCCGGTATGCCAATGGCTAAAGGTAATAGTAGAAATGGCATGCATTTAAAATGCGCACCATGTAAATACAGTCCAGGTCCAATAACAGAAAAAGCAAAATAAAATGGCAATATCAAACTTTCCACAAAATCAAGCTAGCTATGCTATTGATGTAATACCTAGCGATACTATAAATATTCCACAGCCCTATGATATAGCTAGTGGAAACAATACAGCTGTTGCAGCAAGTGAATTAGTAGACGGAGGTGCTGATTTTATAGCAGCAAACGTATCAGAAGGTGATGCAGTTTATAATTTAACTGATGGAACCATTGCTACAGTAACAAGCAAAATAGATGCTACAAGATTAGGATTAAGCGCGAATATATTTGCTGCTACTCCAAAAGCTTATGCTATATATCAAGGTAATTCTAAACCTAATTCTTTTTTATTATACGTAGGAACTGGTGGTGATGTAAATATTCAAACATCTGCTACCGCTCCAGTATTATTAAAAAATGTAGGAGATGCTTCTTTTATACCTATTAATGTAGGAAGAGTAAACGCTTCTAGCACAACAGCATCTGATATAATAGCTTTATTGTAATGGCACCAACAATATTAGGAACAGCTAATGCTAACTTAGGTGAACCAATTAGAAATAAAATATCACCACCTGTTATTACTAATTTTATAATAATGGAAAATGGTGTTGATAGGATGCTAACAGAAAATGGATTAGACTTAATGATCCGAGAAAACTAAACAACATGGCAGATATAAAATTTTCACAATTTACCGCTGAGGCGGATCTTTCTAACTTTACTAGTATAGTTGGTTATGATGCAACAGGTCCTAGTAACCTACGTATTACACCTACAGAATTAGTTACAAGTTTAGAAGGTTTACTATTTGATACTAGTCCGCTACCAGTAAATAAAGGTGGAACTGGTGAAACTACATTTACAGCTGGCTTTTTGAAAGCTGATGCGGCAACACCTTTTACAACTGTTGCTGGTATAGATTTAGCCGCAGATGTTACAGGTGTATTACCTATAGCAAATGGAGGTACTGGACAAAGCACGCAACAACTAGCTATTAATGCGTTAACTAACGCTGGTGCTTCTTCTGGAGGAGATCTTATTCAAAGTGATGGTACGAACGCTGTTTTTGTTCCAGGAATAAATGTAACTGGTTATAGAATGACTCAAGTATTTATTTGGCCAAATGGTACTCCAGTTGCATATACAAATTGGCTTAGTGCTACCGCTAGTGTTTTACCGTTTAATCCAACAGCTTTAATAGCAGCTCAAAAAAATGCTCCAGGCCCAACAGCTTTTACGCAATATGGTTGGACATGTGCTAACACACCTGGTGGTACAGCAGGTCAAGAAGCTACTTTTACATTAGGAGTAGATGGAGGAGGAACCTGGAAAGTAAGAACCTGTCAGCATTGGTTTGATCAAACAAGCCAAGTAGAAATGAGAGTTTCTTTTGTTTTAGCAGGAGGTACCGCTGTAGATGTTATTGATCAAAAATCTACAGAATTAACAGGAGATAAAATATTTTATGGAGAACTAATTCAAACGTTTAGTGCCGGTGATACAATAAAAGTAGAAGTAGAGTTTACTGTCGGTGGTGTAAATCCGTTTCCATCAGATACAGGTAATAGACCAATAGAAATATCATTTGAAAGATTAGATTAAAAATTAACAATTAAAAAATAAAACAATGGGACACGGATACACGGGTAATCACCCAAGATATACAATGATTCACGATCATGAATTAATTGCCGATGCAAAAAGACAAGAGCACGCGGCAGATCAATCACTGCATGCTTATGACGACAAACATCATGTTGGTAAAAAAATTGGTGATGCAGATCAAACATTAATGGCTTATGATAGAGCAGCTGCTAAAATGCTTCCAGGTACAATACATCCATTAAGCGATGTTTATGGAAAGGTTAGAAACCTAGAGCAGTTTATGCCAGTTGATAATAGAGCCGCAGCAAAAGCTATGGTAGATACAGACAAGCTTGGACCACAAGGAGAAATGGTTGAAGGTATTGCTAGAGAAAAAGGTGTTTTACAAAGCAATGGAACAAGTATGAAAAACTTTCCTTTAAATAGTCCAGAAAGAAGAGCAGAGTATGATAAAAGAAACTGGAAACATGATGAGACTACTGAGCTTAGCATGAAAGATAAAATTGTAGAAGGCGCTAAAAATATGGTGAAAGGAGCTGCTCAAACAGCTGTTAATATAGCTCCTAGTTTAATAGCTGGCGCACCTGGAATGGTAGCTGCAAACGCTATTAAAAATGCGATGAAAAGAAGCGCTGAGGGTAAGCCTAATAAAAAAGGTTGTAGCTACGGAAAAAAATAATGGCCTTTAAAATAAAAGCTCCATACACAATAGATAATACCCCTGTGTATAGAGTAGAGTTTAAAGATCCAGCAGTCCATGGTGTTACATTAAACACTGGGTGTATTGTTATAAATAAAAACTTACCCAAGGATGTTGAGGAACAAACTATAAGTCATGAAAAAGTACACACTGATCAAATAATGAGAGGTGATTTATATTATGATGACAAGTATGTTTATTGGAAAGGTAAAAAATATTTAAGATCTAAAATGAACGAGGGTGATAAAAATTTACCCTGGGAAAAAGAAGCTTATGCCAAACAAAAAAAAATTTAGCGAAACAAAAGTCGGAGCGTTTTTAAGTAAAGCAGCTCCAGGTATATTAGGTACTGTTGGTGATGTGTTACCAGACAGTGGTGTATTTGGTGTAGTAAAAAACTTAATACAAAAAGAACCTGATACGGTGTTGCCACCGGAAGATAAAGAAAAAGCTATGAAGCTTTTAGAAATGGATATTGTAGAAATGAAAGAAGTATCAAAACGTTGGGCTGCAGATATGAAGTCTGATTCATGGTTAAGTAAAAACACGAGACCTATGTCTTTAATATTTCTTACAGTTTCTATGGTTATATTAATATTATTAGATAGTTTTGAAATAGACTTTAGCGTTGCTGATGGCTGGGTACAGTTATTACAAACGCTTTTAGTTACTGTTTATGTGGCTTATTTTGGTTCACGTGGAGCGGAAAAATTTAAATCTATAGGTAATAATAAATAAGTAAAGTATATTAAAAATTAAATTAAATTAAAATTATGAGTAAAGAAGTAAAAAAAATCACTGAAGAACAGTTAAAACAAATTCAAGAAGCACAAGCGCAAATGGCTGCGGTAATAAATCAAGTTGGAGCTCTTGAGGCTCAAAAGCAAGATATGTTAGCGCAGGTTCCAGTTCTTAAATCTACAATGGATGAGCTTAAAAAAGAACTAGAAGAACAATATGGTGCTATTAATATTAATGTGCAAGACGGATCTTACGAAGAAATTCCTCAAGAAAACTTAAAAAAAGTTGACTAATGGAATCTAATATAAGAAAAATCAGTATTGGCGCTGACTATAAAAACGACGCCATGCACTATTCTATTGGCCAACAAGTTTATGGTGGTCATGAAATATCTTGCATATTGTTAGATTCAACTGATAGTTCTTATAATATTTATATAAAGAAAAACAATGAGGTATTGCCATGGAAGAAATTTAATTCTAACATGGCTATATCTGTTGAGTATGATTTAGAATATTAATGAGAAGTATTCAAAACTTTATTATTACACCTCTTAATAAAAGATATGAAAACGAATTAAGAGTTGGTGATAAAAAATTAATTATAAACACTTCAATAGAAGAGTTTGAGTTTATAAGTAGGTTTGCTAAAGTTATAGCAGTACCTACAGCATATCAAACAGAAATAAATGTTGGTGACATTATAGTTGTACATCATAATATATTTAGAAGATGGTATGATCAAAACGGAGAAGAAAGAAACTCTGCGTCTTATTTTAATGAAGATATGTATTTTGCTTCTCCTGACCAAATATATTTATTTAATCAAAATAATAAATGGAAAACATTTGGTGACTATTGTTTTATAAAACCAATAAAAGATAAAGACTTAATTGGTATTATAAAATATAATAACAATCAGTTAAAACAAAAAGGTTTAAAAACAGGAGATGTGGTAGGTTATCCACCAGGTAGAGAGTGGAGGTTTTTAATTGATGAAGAACTTTTATATTGTATGAAATCTAAAAATATCTTTGCTAAGTATGAACACAAAGGAAACGAAGTTGAATATAATCCACGCTGGGCAAAAGGCGGTGGACGAATTGATAAAGGTTGCTAAAGAACCTATTGTAGATTCAGACGACGACATATCAGCTGATCGTTTAAAAAACGCTGCAGCTACTAAAAAACTAGCAATATTTGATGCGTTTGAAATACTTAATCGTATACAAGAAGAAAAAGATATGTTAGAAGCTAAACCAAAAGAAGTTAAACAAAAAACTTTTAAAGGTTTTGCAGAAGGGAGATCTAAGTAATGTATCAGCAAAGTTTATATAAAATATTAGAGGAACATATAAATCCTAAAGTAGTAAAAAGATTAAATAAATCTAAAAAATGGGAGTATGGTTACAACAAAGAATATGATGTAGTTGTAATAAGTAAAGATGGAACTATTGGAGATATATATGAAATACAAAATCTTAAAATAGCTTTACCAAAACAAAAAGATGTTTATAGATTTAAAAACAATAAATGGAGTAAGTTTGAATATCCAAAAGAGTTAAATAAAATAAAAACTGTTTTTGATTTTAAACAATACCCAGAAGATTTTAAAGAACAATGGTATGATTACATCGATAATGAATTTACTCGTAGGGAAGAAGGTTTTTGGTTTTATAACAAAGACGTTCCTACTTACATTAGTGGTACTCATTACATGTACTTGCAGTGGTCTAAGATTGACGTCGGGGCA